GTGGGTACTCGTCTGTGCTGACGAAGCGGTAGGGAGGGCGTAAACATACGCCCGCTACACTTTGCGGTAACAATTACGTTAAATTGCCGTGATTCCCTGCTTGGTCTTTAACCTTTTCTGGCCCTTCCGGGCTTTTAGAGGTCTAGGACCTTGCTTTTTCCAGCGGTAGCAGCCTTTCACATCCTTCCTATTTTCGCCGCTAAGCAAAATAGGTTGGTCGTAATCCTTGACCTTCGCTTCACGGTTCTCCTCATCGAGAAGATCCCACAAAGTTAAGGTTTTCCTAGCAGGCGTTTCATTGTTTGCTAGGTAGTAAGAGTACCACACATACGGACGTTCGTCCGTAGCACGCTTACGGATTGGTGTATTATAAACCAACCGATAGTATGCTGGAAAGGAAGCCTCATAAGTAATATCTGAGACCTCCATACCAAGTGTAAGGTACGAAGGGATATGATGTCTAATACCTGCATGGTCAACTTCCCATGAAGGTACTAAACTGATTCTCCCCATCTCACTATGGATTTCACGTAAAAGGTAGCTCAAAGTGACTGGTATTTCGCAAGAATCCCAACGGTCAAGAAGACCATTGATCATCTTGTGACACCACGCAAGTTTAACATTACGTGGTACCACGCCATCACTTTGTAAGTCACACTCAGGCATGTACGGTCTGACGTCGATACCACCTTTGTAGTCACCGCCACACGATTCCCGAAAGAATGTGTGGGACGGACGTTCCGGATCTGGTTTATCATAAAAACTCTTTTCAGAGTTAATGGTAAATCCCAGTTCGGACATAACTACAATAAGTTGTCTCGATATCCGTGTGGGAACAATTATGTCGTCCCCATACACCGACACCTTACCTCTGCTTTTGAGCAAAAGACGTGTGGCTTCCGCAAGGCAGTAGAACAGTAACGTCTGGAGAGGAAAAGTATGACCGGAACCCATAAGCATATAGCTATTGAGTTCAATCGTACTATCAAGCACTTCACAGTGCCTTGTCCGTACAGCATCAAGCGCCTCATGCCAACTAATCGGTACGAGGAGTTCAATGTGCCTCCATGTGAAACTGTCTGAAGCCTTACTCATATCAATAGTGCTTAAATGGCCATTTTTGCTAGCCACTTGAGCCCACCGTCTATGACGGTCCTGTTGCTTTGACAGGTCGATATGAGTTTCCTTTTCAAGCCTACGGCGTATCAGATCACCTAAACCCCTCGACAGAAAACCGCCGAGTACGGTATCAGGCGCAATGACACGCGCAGCTTTAAAGGATTTGGGAACCGCTGTCGCTCTAATAACGTCGCAATTCGGTCGAATTCGCGAACGTTTGCGCACCGCCCGAAGGAGATGCACATCACGAGCAAGACACTGATTGAAGGCTGCCCGCTGTTTTGGAGTTCCCGATATACGTTCAAAACGTACATCAAGGTAACTCTGAGAGCGGGGTAGGCCTACTGCAGCACGCTTGCCGAAGGAGCATGAGTCTAACCATTCGTCCTCATCGAAAACGCCAAGTATCTTATGGCATAATCGAGAAGCTTCTTGGATGACGCGCGTTGCGCGTAGACTCATTGGTTCAGGACAAATAAACGTCTGTTGGCTTTCTACGAAACCTTTGAAAGCTTCCGCAGATAAAACCTCAAACGATTTATCTGTACCCCAAATTACACGTTTATCGAAATTCAACAACTGAGCGAATTTCTTGAACGTATAAGGGGGGCACCCGGTGTTAATCGGGACATCTTCACCACGCTTCCTTCCATAGCATATCCGCGACATATAGTCATCGGATAAGTCGTGGATTAAAGCTTCTTTTACCCCTCTAAAGAGGGGTTCGAGCTGACGCAGGTTTTTCTTCCTGCGTTTACTATGTCTCTTTTGTGATGACATGTAAATTTCTCCTTTTTGGGTAGTATGGATGCAATTATACTATAGGACCAACCCAGTTAAGCAGGGAAGGTACCAGCAGTATAAAGGCTATCGAGCTCAGAATCCAGAGCCAACTGCGCGCCGAACTCACGGTGTTCAGTGAGATCCGCAGCAGAAGACTCCGGGTCGAGTTCAGTTTCCATACGAGTAACATTATACCCAATCGAGCCATCGGCACGAGTGATTGGACTGACGAAGCGACAAGAAGTCTTTTGCTTCGACCAGGTCCCATCGCTCTGAAGCGACGGCATACGCGACGTAAGTATAACTTTTTGTCGCGCGAAGAAATCAGCTTCGCTAACATCGGCATATTCGTAACCGTTGTTAACTGGAGTAGAGGTGCGGCTAAAAGCTTGAGCCGCGCCACCAGCCGTGGAAGAAGTTCCACCATCCAACAATGTAATAGACATTTTATGTCATTACCTCCTACGTTTCAGGATACCTTTAAGCATCCCTATGGTTAATGAAATTAGGTCGATGGTCCGGAGGCAGTTTCGCCAACGTTTATCAACCAATGGTAGACTTGGTGGTTCAACATTAGTGACACGATTCATTAGGTAATAATGTGAGATAGGCATTCCAGCCTGTCCTACATCAGTTCCTGTCGGAAATTTAATTTCGACGTCAACTGCATATGTCGCATAACTTTGCGCATAAACAATTTCCAATGATCGTAGGCTGCTAAGCCAGTCACTAAGATTTAAGAACCAATCAGCAACAAAGGAGAAAGGAATTCGCTCCAAGGTTGCGCGCAAGACATCCCAGCTAGAAGTACCCCATTCATGGGGATCACTCCTACTGTAAATATCAATTGCACCACCGAACCCGGCTTTCAAGGTTTGTTCCCATGGATATTCTATGGTTACATCTTGATAAGAGAACCACTTATGTGAATAAGTAGTACCTCTTGTTTTCTCGGGTTCGATCCGATCTCCGTCCTGGACACGGTCAATCACTTCCTGAGGCTTTATTGCCTGCAGGAGATTTTCCACGTCCATCATGGTCGGCATGAGCATGTAACGCCACCATAACCATAGGTCCTCAGGATTGAGGACTAGGTTTTTGATGTTGCGTCGCATTTCTCTTGCCTTGAACAGACTTTTAACTGAACCTAATAATAGCTTGTGGATACCCACAAGTGTCTCATCAAGCTCAGCTAGGAAGACTGCTCCGTCAAATCTCGGGGACGTTGCCTTAATATACAGGTCACGAATAACAAACTCGCGCATTTCTGCGCCAAAGTCTGCCAATCGTTTTTCTGTGCATAAAGGTAACTGACTTCCTCCAAAGTACGTCATCCAAGTTGCGGATGGGTAAGTTGGAGAATCCTTGAGACCGGTAATCAATGGGACGTTGCATCTAGCAAATGAATCTGTGCTATAAATGCGATCACCCCTTTGAGAACCACAGTACCACCATGTCTGTGGAGAATTCCACAACATCTTATAGACAGAAAAATCGTGAAACACCTTTCGGCGTTTACGACCTATCTGAATATATTGATGTTTTCCACGGTAGCTGTTGACGCTCTCAGTACGACAAATGTTCGAATTACTCTTGTTAGCATAATATGCTCCACAAGCAGTATTTCGTCCTGCGTATCCGTAATAATGGATACGCGATTCACTTCTCGTCGAGAGTTCCATAATTTCCTCCGGTATAGAGCATTTGCTCCATGCGGATCTGGTCGACCAATTGTGAGGCGATCTTGTCGGCCACCTGGCCTACAACACCACCAACAGTTGATCCTATGAACTGTAGAACAAGGATTGTCGCCACTATGGCGATGCTAATTTCCTTTTTCATTGAGCCTCCTCCTGGAGACTCACAGTTCCC